CGCGAGTCCACCCATACCGGACTGGATACGGAGGACGTTGTAGTTGGTCGCGAACATGTGGAGAGTTTTATTAGACGCGTTTTTAGCCTTGATAGACACTTGAGCGTTGTCTATACGACTAAAATTACACGTACCTGTTGGTTGATGTTCTTCTGGTTTTAAGGCGAAAGAATAAGCGTACACACCTGGCATTGGCGCACCGGAGTGGTGGACGAATGGTTGGACGGTGTTGTAATACTTACCACCTTGCTCCTTCATGCGGTCTTGACCGTTGAGGACTAGCTTGAAAGAATCCAATTCACCATCCTTGCCTTCGGACCAAACACCGGCAGCACCGGTGGCGATGAAGACTGGGGCGCCAGCCGCACCTGGGGCGGTGACGACATTGGACGACACACCAACCCAAGCCTTAACGTTGGAAGAGACCTTCGCGGTGGTGGACTTGGTGAGGTTCCATGGGGACGCCGCAGCGATGGAATCCGTTTCCAAACAGAAAACGAGTTCTTTGACTGGGTGGTTGTACGAGAGACGCTTTTGCGTTTCGGTGGCAGTCGTGACGGAGTCGGTGCCGGTGTGTTGAACTTGCTCGATGAGGTATTCGTGACCCTTTTGGGCGAAACGACGACGCTCTTCGGTGTCCAAATACACGTAGTTGGCCCAAACCTTGAAACCGGTCATTTCGGTGCCGAAGTCGGAGGACAAATCGAAGTCAAGGCGTACTTCGTGGTACTGCAACGCAATAAGTGGGAGGGCGAGACCTGGATTTCTGTTGAAAAAGAAGATCAAAGGCAAGAAAATCTTTTCGCCACCTTGGGTCGCGGAAGACGCCTTACCGTAGCTGAGCTTCTTACCTTCATCGAGGTAGAGCTCGGAGTAGAGGCGCCACCACTTTTGGTAGTGCTTGTCAATACGTTGACCACCGACTGACAGTTCTACGGTCTTAACCGCCTTTTCAGCCAACCACGCATCCTTGGTGTTGGCGCAGCCAGACGCCGTCGCCGCCATTTCGACATACATGTCAGCGACCAAATCACCGTTACGCGCGATGGTCACGGAGACACGGCCACCCGCAGCCGCGGTGCCGTTAACAGTTTGTTCGATGTTTTCCATAGCAAAGTTGGTGTGACGCTTGTACACCGCTTGGAAGAAGGTAACTTTTGGGTTTCCTGTCAAGTAGACGTCTTGGGCGCCGTACGCGACGAGTTGCATGAGACCGCCGGCCATTGTGAGAGTTTTTGTACTATATGCAGAGAAAATAATTTTGCGGAAAAACACAGTTTAAATTCTCCTGGTATAATTCACATGACCGATACACCGACTGTACTCCCCGTCGAAGAAGTTGAAGACGAAGTTGATTCCGAAACCGAATATGAAACTGAAAGTGAGGTTGAGATCGCGATGGATGGCGCACAGCCTGAAGAATTTGATCAACTTCAAATCTCAGACGATGAAAATGTGGATGATGATTTTCCAGATGACATAGATTTTGATGATTTCGAGATTGAAGACGACGGCTTACTTGAAAACATAGGCAATATAGCTGGATCTTTATTTGCTACCGAAGAAGGTGACACTGTATGTACAGCACTCGTTCAAATATCTAAGCAACTCGAAATGCAGAATAAGATCATGGTAAAAATATTGTCACAAATGCGGGCTTAGAAAAATGAATCATGATAAAAGTAAGTACCCTGATGGTAATGGAATCGTACACACCCGATGATATCATTCAATGGACTAATGATATCCACGAGTGTTCAAATGAAAAATTACTCATAGTGTTGTCGGAAATGGAAGAGCGGTGGAGCATTCATGAAATCAATAATGAAGGGATCTCGTTTCACCTGGGGTTTAGAAACTTATTCGATTCAAATAATATCAATCCAGACTCCGGGCTGCCTTCGAATATAGATATCGAGGAGGTCGCGACCATCAAGGAACGCGAAAAGGAGAAATTGGGACTGATGTATCACAGAGCTAAGACGTTAAAAGTATTAGACATTGATGATGATTATGAAATTAAAACGTCGATGAGGATCAATAGGTTGATCGATCAGATAGAGGACGCGTGGCAGATCATATTTCGACACAACCGAATATATGAAAGAATCAATAAACCACACATGATTCCAATAAACCCCAAGTCAGACCCCTCTATATTTAGAAGTTCGGCAATCAACAGCGATGCGGTTGAAGATATGAATCCATATCAATTAGCGTTGATATCTATATTACACCGATTGTACGAATCCAATATTAGACGGTATAAGGGTTGGTGTTGTAAACAGATCAAAACCATTGATGGGTATGATACGCGCGCCTGGAAGCAAGAGAAGGAGATCAAACAGTATGTGGCGGACGTGAATCAAAAGGAGACAGACATGGAATTATGGAAAAATTTATGCTCACAGGGGAACGTAATCGGTAACGTCGTAAAAAATCTAGAGAATTGCACCGATATGCAGTTTCCTGAGATAAAGCGAGATCGACACGTGTGGTCGTTCAAAAACGGTGTATTACACGGACGAGTATGGTCTGACCAAACCGGTTTGTATGGAACCAAATTCTATGAATATACATCGAACGAGTTTAAAAATCTGGATCAGAGCATTGTGAGTTGTAAATATTTCGATACAGAACTCGTTGACCATTCTGATATCGATGATTGGATAGACATACCTACACCTAATTTCCAGTCCGTTATGGATTATCAAAGCTTTGAGCCTGACGTCGCGAAATGGATGTATATCATGGCTGGTCGACTGTGTTTTGATTTGGGGGATCAGGATGCGTGGCAGGTGATCCCGTTCCTAAAGGGAATCGCTCGTTCTGGTAAGAGTACTCTTATAACAAAGATTTTCGCTCTCTTCTACGAACCAGACGACGCGCGAACACTTTCGAATAATTGCGAAAAACAATTCGGACTTTCGGCGATCTACGACGGCTTCATGTTTATCAGTCCAGAGATTCGAGGTGACATCCGATTGGAGCAAGCTGAGTTTCAGAGTATCGTGAGTGGTGAGCAAGTGTCGGTCGCTATTAAGAATAAGACGGCGACAACGATGATCTGGAAGGTGCCTGGGTGTCTAGGTGGTAACGAAGTACCTCGGTGGAAGGATAGTAGCGGGAGCGTATTGCGTCGGATTCTCACATGGGATTTTAGCAAGCAAGTAAAACATGCCGATCCCACACTAGATAAAAAATTAGAGAAAGAATTGCCTAGTATTTTACAAAAATGTCTACGAGGATACCTCGAATATGCGCAAAAGTATAGAGATAAAGACATTTGGAACATCGTTCCCCCATACTTTAAGGAGATTCAAAGCCAAGTGGCGCAGGTCACCAATACACTCGAAAATTTCTTGCAATCTCCCGACGTGGTCATAGAGGCTGGCAAAAAGGTCCCACAAAAGAAATTCATGGAACACTACAAGGACTATTGTATGGCGAACAACTTAGATAAGGCACAATTTAACAAGGACATTTATGTTGGACCATTCTCACAGTATGATATAACAGTTAAGAATGATAGCGGAATATACAACGGACAGCCGTTTCAAAACCAGCGGTGGATTTTTGGGTTAGATGTAGTCACAGATGGAATCGTATTCGACGATTCCGATGTTTAGTAAAAAATGTTATATATAAATAGATGAGCGCACCAGCATCGATTAAAAATTTCCTCAACAGCTCAAACGTCGAAGTGCGCCGCGCGGCGCCCGCGAAACAAGCCTTCCCCCAGCGTCTCGAAAAGAAGATGGTCAATAATGAAAATCTCGGTGACTTCGCGGAATTTTTGAACATGTCGAATAGCAATAATAATAACGATACTTTGAACATAATTCGGGGTGCGACCTCACCGGCTCTTACATTGAGTGGTTTAAACCCGGGCATGTTTAACGCGACTGTCAATTCGGATTTTAGTCCCGACGCGCGAATAGATTTAAAGAGAATCCTCAAAACGCGTCCGATCGGCAAAACGTCGATCGGTGAAGGGCTATACATCGACACACAGGAGCTGGTGGGTATGCATGGGCGATTCAAGACGGGGTTTTCACACACGAAGGATTTTGGACCCAAGGGTGACATAAATTTAAATTTTTTCACTGTTCAAATAAAATTTACGATAACGAATGGCACTGAAACAAAAGGTGGGACAGTAAATTTTTATAAGAACGGTAAGATTCGATTCTCGGGTGGTTTCATAGGAACGAATATAGCGAATCAACCCGAACTGATCAGGAAATTCATGGTTCGAAAATATTCGAGTGGTTCCGCGTATCTGTATAATCCATTCACGTATAACA